TACCGCGCGCTGCAGAACGCCCCCGACCAGCGGGCAAGCCCGGGCGCCGCCTCGCTGCGCTTCTGGTCGCCGGGTGGTTTTTCGCATCCGTCGAGCTTCCGCCACCGGACCCGGGTCAAGGTGCGGCAGCGCTGGATCTACAAGGTCGAGGCGGCCGCCGCTGGCGAGGTCTACACCGCCACCCTCAAGGGCGTCGCCTACCCCTACACCGCGCAGCCGGCCGACACCGTCACCGCGATCCGCGACGGGCTGTCGGCCGCGATCGGTGCCGCCGCCACGCGCACGCCGATCGGCACCGACGAGCTGCAGGTCGAGGCGCTCATCGCCGGCGACCATCTCGCCGCTCAGGCCGACCCCGAGCAACTCACCGTCCGGCAGACCCGCAAGGGCGGCCTCGAGACCCGCTGGTCGCCCTGTGAGTTGGTCGTCGAGCTCGAGGCGCGCGTCGACCTGCCGCCGGCCGACCCCGACAGCGTCAAACCGGCGATGTACTACATCGAGCGCGCGTGCGCGGGCTTCCACGAGCCGGCCGGGCCCTACACGAGCTTGCACGCGGCGGGGCTGGCCTTCCTGCGCTACGCCGCGCAGCCGCTCGATCTGTCGGGGCTCGACAGGTCGAGCATCATCTCGCGGGCTCGGGTCGACGTGGTATTCAGCGTCGACGCCGGGGCTCGCAGCGAGTTCGATCTCGTCAAGGAGTACGAGACCCCCGAGTCAGGAGTGCAACCGCCGTGACAAGCCCCGTCGTCGTCAACGTCGTCAACCAGTCCTACACCACCGAGCTCGAGTTCTTCGGCGTGCCGCTCATCGTTGGCACCGTCAGCGGCGACGTCGCCGCGCTGATGACCGAGCGGGCGTTCACGGTGACGCCGAACAACTACAAGACCGCGCTCGCGGCCAAGGGCTTCACGAGCTCCGACGCGCACTGGAAGCACTGCGCGGCGATCTTCGCGCAGACCGACGCGGCTTCGCCGGTGACGTCGGTCGTGATCGGTCGCCGGGCGACGCCGGTCGCCAAGGTCATCACGATCACGGTCGGCGGCAACACGGACGGCAACTACTCGATCCAGGTCAACGCCGATACGCCGACCGTCTACGCCGCCGCCGGCAAGACGCAGACCCAGATCCGGAACGAGCTGCTCGCCCTGTTCGTCGGCAACGCGACCGTCACCGGGGCATCGGTCGGCGGCAACCAGCTCACCCTGACGGCGAATGCGGCCGGTCTCGACTTCGACGTCACGCTCGCCTCGCCCGGCGACGCGATGACCAAGGCCGTCACCACCCCCAACACGGGCATCTACGAGGACCTCGACGCGATCAAGGCCGAGGACTTCTCCTGGTTCGGGATCCTCGAGACCGCGCACAGCAAGGCGGCGATCCTCGACGGGGCGCGCTGGGCGTCCGAGTATCCGGTCAAGTTCTTCGCCGAGATCAACGATTCGGCGGTCAAGAGCAACGCGGCCGGCAACGTCGCCGCGGCCCTCAAGGCGAAGGCGTACAAGAACACCAGCCTGCGCTACCACCACACCGGCAACGAGCTCTACACGGCGGCCCTGGTCGGCCGGTGTCTCGGCTACGACGTCGGGCGGATCCAGTGGTCTCACCGGCGGCTCGTCGGCATCACGGCCAAGAACTACGGGGCCGAGGCCGGCGTCGTCGAGGCGCTCGAGCTCAACTACGTCGGGCGCTACGACACCGAGGGGCGCGGACGCTCGCTCTACAACTACACCTGCGACGGCGGGTTCATCGAGATGGAGATCGGGCGGTGGGTTTGCCGGGCTCGCGTGCAGGATCGCCTGCTGACCCGCCTCGCCGAGAACGACATCACCGCCTACACGACCGAGGAAGGCGTCGCCTCGGGCGCGGCCTGGATCCGCGAGGCGCTGAACGAACTCGCCACCGGCGGCGGGACCGGGTTCCTGCGCCGCGAGACGATCGAGATCACGAGCGTGCCGATCGAGGAGCAGCCGGACGCCAACGTGTCCAAGCTCAAGATCGGCGGCTACGTCTGGCGCGCCAAGTGCCGCGTCGGCGTGAACGAGATCGAAGTCACCGGCTACAACTCGATCTGATAGGGGGCCCAGAACATGAGCGCTACAGTCTCCAACCGGGTAAAGCAGTTCCTCATCAACGGCGTGCCGGTGAGCGTGGTCGGCGGCCTGCAGGGCGGCGACGCTGTCGTGATGGCCCCGCAGGGGCAGGTCGCGGTCGGCGTGCGCGGCCTCTACGGCGACGGCGTCCACGTCTATCTCGAGAGCGACGGGCACTGGATCGTCGACGTCAACTGCTTCGAGACCAGCGAGGCGAACAGCGTCCTCGACGTGGCGAACACGACGCGCAAGAAGCTGGCGATCGAGTTCAGCGACGGCGAGAAGACGGTGCGCTCGGGCACCGCGACGGTGATCCAGCTCCCGACCCTCAAGATCTCTGAATCGGTCGTGATCCACGTCTGGCGCCTCGAGAGCTTCAACTTCAAGGGCACCATCTCGGGCAAGTCGGTGACGTGATGGGCGGGCTGTTCTCCTGGCTCGAGCGCGCCCAAGACGGCGCGGGCGCCTTGCCGAAGTTTGGGAAGGACGAGTCGCCGATGGTCATGCGTCGGTGGTCGCGCTCGGGTCGCTACGCGATCCGGGCGCTCGGCCCGTTCGACGCGCTCGAGCTGCGGTTCAGGCTCGCGTCGATGCTCGGCCGCGAGCTGCTCGCAGCGCTGTGGGACATCGCCGTGCTCATCGCGGGCACGGAGGTCGGCACCGTCAACTACCGCAAGATCTACGCCGCGCTGCGCCGCTACACCGCGCAGAGTCCCAACGGCCTGCCCGACCGCAAGGCCGTTCAGGAGGCCGCCGGCGAGCTCTACGCCGAGGCGATCAAGCGGCTGCACGGCGTCATGCCGAACGAGCGCGAGGTCGACCTGTCCGCGGTGATGACCGCGGCGCGGCCGTACTTCGAGATCGTCGGGCCTGCGCTCGGAGCGATCGAGCCCTCGGCGGCGATGGAGATCGCCGAGTTCATGCTGATCGTCCGGCGCGAGGGGGGATCGGGCCTCTACATCGGCGGCGATCCGGTCAAGACGATGGACGCGGCCAACAACCTCGTGCCGCACGAGGACGTCTGGCCGATCGTGTTCTGGGCGTTGCTGTTCAACCTGCGCCCTTTTATGCCCGCCGCGAGTACAGCCCAGCCCCGCGGCCGGTAGCAACAGGAAGGCGCCCGGCCCCGTGGGGGCCCAACACCGGCCCGACCTGGCCGGCGCACCGCCTGATCTACGAACACGGGTTCACGCCTGAGCAGGTGCGCGCGATGACGACCCGCGAGGTCCTCGACGCGAACGAGGCGATCGACGTGATGTACGACGTGCTACACCCGCCCGAGGAGCCGAAAGCCCAGGCCACGCCGGGGAGGACGCCGCCGCCATGAGCTTTATCCGCGAGCTCGCCGCCAAGCTGGGATTCCAGGTCGATCTGGACCCGCTGCTGCGCTTCAACGACGAGGTCGACGACAGCAAGTCGGGCCTCGAGTCGATGAAAGAGCGCGTGGCGGGGGTCATGGACCAGCTCGCCAAGCTGAACCAGGTGTGGGAGCTGACCTCGAAGGTCGCCAGCACCGCCTGGGGCGTGCTCAAGGACTTCACCGTCGCCGCCGCCGAGCAGGGCGCCAAGATCGCCGACACCAGCGCGCAGCTCGGGATCAACAGCACCGCCCTGCAACGGCTGCAGTACGCGGCCGAGGCGACCGGCAGCAGCGCCGACACGATGAACAAGGCGCTGCTCGAGCAGGAGAAGCTCATCCGCGAGTCGGCCAAGGGCGCGACACCGTTCTCGGACGCGCTCAAGCAGATCGGCCTGCGCGTCGAGGACCTCAAGAACATGTCGCCCGAGGAGCGGTTCGGGAGGATCGGCGACGCGCTCTACAGCGTCCGCGACCAAGGCGAGCGCGCCGCGATCAGCCTCGCGCTGTTCGGCGGCGAGGGGTCCAAGATCCTGCCGCTGGCGCTCGAGGGCAGCGCGGGGATCAAGGCCCTCGGCGACGAGGCCGAGCGCCTCGGCATGGTGCTTGGCGAGGACGTGGTCGAGGCCGGGGCCGACTTCGATCAGTCGGTCAAGCAGATGCAAGGGATGGTCCAGGGGATCAAGAACGACATCGGCGCCGCGCTGATGCCGACGATCACCAGCCTGGTCAAAGAGGTCGGAGCCTGGATCAAGGAAAACAAGGAGCTGATCCGCGAGAACGTCAAGGGCTTCATCGCGGGGTTGATCGAGGCCGGCAAGACGCTGGCGCCGATCATCACCACCGCCGCGAGCGCGGCCGCCGGCCTCGTCAACGCACTCGGGGGGATCGGCAACGTCACCGCGCCGGCGATCGCCGGCCTGGGCGCTCTGAAGATCGCCACCCTCGCCGCCGCCGGGCCGTGGGGCATCCTCGCCGGTGCCGCCGTCGCCGCCGGCGTCGCCATCGTCGGGGCGATGACCAAGAGCGAGAAGAAGATCGGCGACGTCGAGCGCGCCTCGGCCCGTCTCGCCAAGACCCTCGACTTCGAGAAGGGCCTCGAGGGCAAGACCACCGCCGACCTCAAGAAGTTGAAGGACGAGCTCGCGCGCGAAAAGTCGCAGAACCGCTTTGTCCGCGAGAACGTCGTCGGCCTGACCCCCAAGCAGATCATGGCGCTAAACGAGGAGCGCAAGCTCGACGTCGAGAACATCGACGAGCGCGAGGCCAAGCTCGACGCGGCGATCAAGGCCGCCGAGGAGGCCGAAGCCGAGGAGGCCAAGATCCGCGCCGCCGAGGAGGCCAAGAAGCAGGCGGACGCCGACGCCAAGCTCGAAGAGGACAACCAGGCGATCGCCGACAAGGTCGAGTACGACTACCTGCGCGGCAAGAAGGGTAAGACCAAGGAGCAGAAGGCGCGCATGGCCGAGCTGCAGAAGAAGCTCGGCATCAGCCCGAAGGCCGCCGGCAAGAAAGAGGACAAGAAGACGGCCGACGAGCTCGTGCTCGCGGCGTCGGGGCGGTCGGCTGGCGGGGTTCTCGGGGCGACCAGCGCGCCGGGCCTGGGGACGACGGTGAACAACGTCGCCATCGACTACGCGCAGGACAACAAGTTCACTTTCACGTTGCCTTACACCGCGCAGCGATCGCCGCAGGACTTCGCGCGCGACGCCGGCCTGATGATCGCGGACAAGCTGACCGAGCAAAACGAGCAGCTCGCCGCCTACCTCAACGCGGGCAAGCCGCTCGGGGGCTGACATGCTGATCCGCTCCAAGACCTCCATCGGCGACATCACGATCGACGCGACGCTCCGGATCTCGCACCGCGTCGTCGCCGAAGTGACGCAGCAACCGATCGAGGAGGGCGCCGACATCGCCGACCACATGCGGCTGATGCCGCAGGGGCTCGAGATCGTCGGCATCATCGTCCCCGACGACCCGTCGATCATCGCCCGCGGAGGCACCTTCGGAGAGAACGCCGAGGCGACCTTGCGCAACCTGTTCCGCGTCCCCGGCCTTGCCAGCGAGGCCCGCGACGTCGAGGCGTGGCAGAACCTCAAGGCGCTCATCCGGGCGCGCAAGCGGCTCGAGATCGTCACCCGCTACGACACCTACTTCATCCTGCCGATCGAGCTGATCGCCGACGAGGACGCCGGGTTTGGGACCGCCCTGCAGTTCACCATGCGGTTCCTCGAGGTCGAGATCGGGTCGGTACGGTCGCTCGACAACATCGACGACGCCCTCAAGGACACGGTCGGCGGCAAGGTCGGCGGCGACAACCTCGGGCAGCAGACGCTCGGCGGCGAGGAAGAGATCCAGGCGGGCAAGCAGACCAAGCCCAAGCCGAAGGTCGTCAACAGCTTCAACACGGTCTACCAGGGGGCGTGAGCGATGGCGTTCAAGGCGAGGCCGATCCCGGGACCTGAGCAGGCGAGCCGCGGCGAGTTCACGATCGTCGTCGAGCTGGGTACGCCTGGGGCCTCGGGTCTGCCCTACAAGATCGTCTGCCGCTGGAACGTGCGCGAGGCGTTCTGGATGGCGAGCATGTACGACGCGAGCGACCGCGCGATCGTCCGCGACATCGCCGTCCGCTGCGACGAGGACGTGCTCGAGAACGTGATCCGCCCCTACACCCCGCCGGGCGCCGTCGTCTGCCGCGACGTCACCGGAGGCGACCGCGACCCCGACCGGCAGGGGTGGACCAAGGGGATCCGGCTGCTCTACGAGTACGAGGTCGCCTGATGCCCGCGCCGCCCGTCCTCAGCCCGCAGTGGATCCGGTGTAGCCGCCTCGAGGCGCTGCCCGCGAACGGCGGCGCGATCACGACCGAGAACCTCACCGGACGCGCCGGCGTCAGGATCGCGTTCGACATCGTCCGGGAGATCTCAGGCGAGCCGAACCAGGCGACGATCACCGTCTACAACCTCGCCCGTGACACCAGGGCGCGCCTTGAGGGGCTGCGCGGGCTGCTCGCCCCCGTGCCGGTCAAATGGAGCCTGGGCGGCCTCCTGGCGAGCGACGAGTCGCGCGGGTACACCGGCCCGGACGCCATCACCGCCGAGAAGGACCCGCCGCCCGGGACCGAGCTGCCCACGAGCGCGCCGGCGGCCTCCAAGCTGTTCGGCTACGCCTACGTGCGCTTCTACGCCGGCTACGGCGGCAAGGTCGGGCAGATCTGCGAGGGGACGATGCTGGTGCCGCGGTCGACGCGGGTCGACGCGACGACCTGGGCGACGGTCCTCAAGATCGGCGACGGCGCCCTCGGGGCGGCAAAGGCCCAGGCGAATCTGTCATTTCCGGTCGGCACGGAGATCCTCACGGTGCTGCGGCACCTGCTGCGGCTGCTCGGCGTCGGATCCGGCAACCTGTCGGCGGAGACGTGGGCGCGCGTGCTCGGGCAGGGGATCAAGCGGTCCTCCAACCCCTACGTCGTCAGCTCCAAGCTCGCCTGGCCGTACACCCCGAGCGGGTCGAGCGCGTGGCGCGATCTCGAGACGCTGCTCCGGCTGTCGAACGTCGGGTGGGTGATCGACATGGGGCAGTTCTATCTGCTCGAGGCGGACGGCTACCTGCTCGGCGAGGTTGTCGACCTCGGCCGGCCGCTCAAGGTCGAGGACCTCGGGGGCGCGAGTTGGCGCGGGACGTTCTTGCTCAACAAGTCGGTGCGGCCGGGGATCCGCGTCACCCTCGACAAGACCGGGTTCGCGGGGCCATACATCGCCAGGCGCGTGCAGCACACCGGCGACACCCACGGCGGCGCGTTTCACTCGATCGTCGACTTCGTCCCGATCGATCCCCTCGGCCTCGGCCTGGACTTCCTGTGACCGAAAAGACCCTCGTCAAGAACGTCAAGACGCTCGAGGACCGGATCGCCGAGTCGATCCGCGGCCCGGCGATCGCGTTCTTGACGAAGGTCGCGGCGCCGTTCGTCAGGGGCACGCAGCAGCCGGTCGTGCGTCACCGGGCGCCGGACGGGCAGACCGTCGATCAGTCGCCGACCCCCGACGCGCCGGTGATGGTGCTCGGCGGCGGAGGGTTCGAGCTCGCCACCTGCTTCGACGCGGGGGATCCGGTGCTGTCGGTCCCGCTCGAGCGCGACCACACCAACTACCTGACGAGCGGCAAGGTCAGCGACCCAGCATCGCCGCGCCGGCATGACCGCGGCCTCGCCATCGCCCTCCCGTTCAGCGTCCGCAAGACGACCGCCGCCGGACCCGGCGAGATGTTCCTCGGGCACACGAAGGCGGGTCCGTCGTCGATCCTCGAGATTTCGCTCCGGTTCAAGCGCCTCGAGGCCAAGCTCGAGATCCGCGCAGACGGCGGGATCAAGATCGGCATCAACGCGACCCGCGGCGCCGCCCGCCTCAACGACACGGTGAACCGATCGGCCCTGATGGGCACGTGGATGTCGCAGGTGACGGCCGGCCTCAACGGGCTTGCCCCTGGGTCGGTGACGCCCTACGTCGGCAACACGATCGGATCGATCAGCTCGGCGAGCAGCATCGTGGAGGTCGAATGAGCCAGCTCAAGCTGTCGGGGGGAGACCTCGACGTCACGAACGGTCAACTCTCCGAGGTCTCGGGCATCGACGAGATCCGGCAGCACCTCGAGACGCGCCTCAAGACCTGGCGAGGCGAGCGCTTCTACGACGCGACCGGAGGCGTCGACTACGGCGAGGTCGTGTTCCCGGCCGAGGACCGCGACGCCGTCCTCGGCGAGCTGCGGCGCGAGGCCCTCGGCACGCCAGGCGTGACCGACGCGACCCTCGTCATCACCAGCGACGAGCCGGCCAAGCTCAAGGTGCGCGGGACCTTCATCGCGTCGCTGACCGAGCTCGACGACTTGATCCGCGCGGAGTTCGGCCCGATCGAGATCGGCCAGGAGGCTTGAGCACATGGCGACCCCACCGACCTACGGACTGACCAACGAGGCCTACATCGCGCCGACGCAGGAGAAGATCCGCGCCTGGCTCGCGTCCGAGTGGAAGGAGCTTTTTGGGGCAAACAGCACCGTCGAGGCGTCGAGCATCAACGGCAAGCTGATCGACTTCGCCACGCGGATCGCGGTGACGTACTTCGAGGGTGGTGCCGGAGCGGCGAACGCCGGGTGGTTCGCCGCCGCGCCGGGCGTCGCGCTCGAGAAGATCCTGAGCCTGTTCGCCTTCCCGCGGCTGGCGGCCTCGTCGTCGACGGTGTCGGCGGTGCTCTACGGGACCGACGCGACGATCGTCAACGCCGGGGCGATCGCGTCGGTCGAGGTCAGCAAGGACAAGTTCCTGACGACCGCAGGCGTCACCATCGGCGACGACGACAGCATTTATGTCGTCCGGATCGGCGATGGGATCAGCCCCGGAGACGCCCCGTCCGTCACGATCGCCGGCACGCCCTACAGCTACGTCGCCGGCCTGGTCGACACCAAGACCGACATCGCCCTCGGGATCAAGGCGGCGATCGAGCTCGGCGGCGTGCAGGTGGCGGTGTTTCAGCCGGGCGACGACCCCAACGGCGATGCCATACTCGTGATCGAGGACAACGGCCTCGGCCCCTTCACGCTGTTGGCGTCGAACGGCGGCGGGTCGGGAGACGTCGAGGCGTACAGCGCGAAGCGGGTTGACTGCGTCGCCGAGCAGACGGGCCCGCGGACGGCCTTCGCCGGCACCCTCAACGTCATCGAGACGCAGGTGACGGGGTGGGACGGCGTCACGAACACCAGCGACGCCGACCTCGGGCGCAACGCCGAGACGGACGCGGCCTACCGCGCCCGCCACCGGGACCAGCTTCAGTCCAAGGGGTCCGCCTCGGCCCAGGCGATCCGAGACGCGATCGCGCAGATCGACGGCGTCACCTACGTCGCGGTGCGCGAGAACCCCGACGACGTCGTCGACGGCGAGGGTCTGCCGCCGCACTCGATCCGGGTGACGGTGCTTGGCGGCGACTCGGTCGCCATCTGCGAGACCATCTACAAAAAGAAGGCCGCGGGCATCAAGACCTACGGCGCCTTCAACGAGGTGATCGAGGACGGCGAGGGCAACCTGATCACGATCTACTACCAGCGGCCGACCAGCCTCTACATGTGGATCAGGATCGACGTCACCTCTGGCGAAAAGTACCCGAGCAGCGGCGATCCGCTGGCGACGATCGCCGCCGCGGTCGCGCTGTGGGGCGACCTCAACATCTCGATCGGGGACGACGTCGAGCGCTTCGCCCTCGGCACGCCGATCAACACCGTACCGGGCATCAAGTCGGCGACGATCACCCTGGGCTACACGCTCAACGAACTCGATCCTCAGCCGCCCCTGGTCGCCGCAGATCTCGTCGTCGCCAGCACAGAGCTGCCGCTGTTCGACAGTAGCCGGATCATCGTGAACCTCGTATGACGATCCCGTACGATCACACCGCGATCCTCGAGGACATCTGGACGCAGTTCCAGAACAGTCCGAACGTCCGCGCGATCCTCGAAAAGTTCTTCGTCGCGCCCGCCAACCAGGGCGAGGACCTGCTCGAGCTGGCGACCAAGCACAACGTCGTCGACGGCTTCGGCCTCATGCTCGACGACATCGGGGCGATGCTCGACGTGACGCGCGAAAAGCTCGGCGGCCTCAGCGACGCCGACTACATCATCGCGCTCATCGTCCGGGCCCGATCGTCGATCAGCGCCGGCACGCTTGAAGACTTCGCGCAGCTCTTGAGGGCGATCCTCGCCAGCCACCCGCCGATCCCGATCGTCGAGTGGTTCCCGGCGGCCGTGCGCGTGTACCTGATCGGCATCACCCCGAGCCAGGGAACGCTGCTCGAGGTGCTCCTGAAGGGCGTGCTGCCGGCCGCGGGGGTCAACACGGTCCTGTCCGTCCACGACGACACCTGCATCAGCTTCAACAGCTCACACGGCCCGGTGACACAGACCGGGTGGTTTGGCAGCAGCCACGGCCCCGCGACGCTCGAGGCCGGCTGGTGCCACGCGATCAAGCTCTAACCCCAGGAGGAACCCGACATGTCCAAGCCGATCGTCGCGCCCGTCGAGTGGGCCACCAACCTCGTTCACCTCGTCGGCGACTACCCGGGCAGCAACACGAAGGTGTCGCCTGGCGCCGGCGTCGTCGCGGCGGGCCTCATCCCCGGCGACATCTTCGCGCCCACCGCCGAGGAGCTCAACGACGTCTGGAACCTGTGGACGCGCTATCTGATCTGGGTCTCGGACGGCACGAGCAACCCGATCGGCGACCCGTCGATCGTCGAGCGCGACGCGAACGGGGTGGTGTACGCGCAACAGTTCGAGGGCTACCCAGACGCCGGAGGGATCGACCTCTACGGCGTACGAGGCCGCTCCTTCGGCAACAACGCCGGGGTGCTGGGGCAGTCGGGCGCGAGCAGCCACGCCGGCGTCAGGGGCGAGAACACGGGCCTCGGGCCGGGCGGCCGGTTCGACGCCGGCGGCAACAGCGACGGGAGCTGGAACTACGGCAGCGGATCCGGATCGGGGGCGCGCGGGTTCGGCGGCACCACAGGCCCCGGGGTGCGGGGGCTCGGCGGATCCGGCGGCGGGCCCGGCGGGCGGTTTGTCGGTCAGAGCGGGCTCGCCGACATCGAGCTCTCGCCGAACGCGACCAACTACGGGATCCAGCTCACCCCCGGGGCGACCTGCACGGGCGGGATCTACATCCTCGGCAACGGGCAAGACGGCATCATCCTGTACCCGAGCGCGGCCAACCGAGGGATCTTCATCTCCGGCTCGCAAAACGTCGGCGTCGCCGCGGCGTTCGTACAGCAGACGGGCGCGGGCGACGGCCTGCAGATCACGGCAGCCGGCCTCGGCGACGGGCACATGCTGCGGTTGACCCCGAAGGTCAACGCCTCACAGCGGGCGCCGCTGGTGCTCGACGGATCGAACGGTGGGCCCTCGAACATCGTCGCAGGCGGATTCGGCTACGACCGCAACGCCGAGCGCTTCTACTGCGAGCGCAAGAACACTCCCGAGCGTCATTACCTGTGGGACGGGCCAAGCGGGCTCAAGCCGGCGCTCTACAACGTCACCACGCAGGTCACAAACGCGAACGCGGGCGTGCCGACGACCGCGATCACCAAGGCGATCAACCTCGGGGCGAACGAGTCGGCCTGGGTCGTCTGCCGCATGGATCTCGGCTGGACCGGCGTGGCCGGCGACGTGACGGTGACGGTCGCCTTCGACGGCGTGCAGCAATACCAGCGCGACATCTACATCTCAGGCGGCGCGAGCGACAACGATCTCGTGAAGGCCGTCTGGACCTGGCAGGGCAGGGCGACGGCCGTGACGACCGTGACGGTGACGATCGCGCGCATCGCCGCAAACACCGTCTGGGCGCGCTTCAGAAGCCTTGTCGCGCTCGAGACGATCCGCAACGGAGATTGGATCTGATCATGCTGCAGTTCACCTTCACTCGACAGGCCATCATCGACTCGGTCGCCATGGTCCACCCCGAGGACAGCTACGCCGGCGAGGAGTACGCGGAGATCGCTTCCGTGCAGGCGGCCCGCTTCATCGGCAAGCACTTCGCCGAGAAGTGGCAGACGGGGGGTGTGGACCTCTCCGATCCCGGACAGGTGTACGCAGCCGCGCAGGCCGAGATCGCGGCGATCAGTCCGTGTCCAAACGAGGGCTGCGGCTCAAATCGCGTGGTTTTGACAACATGTCCGAACAACCTCATGCCGTTCGGCGACTTCGCGGCGCCGGGGTCGTTCTGCCGCAACTGCGACGTGCCGCATCAGTGATCGCGTGGGCGGCGCCGGGTCACTGATGATCAGAGAACTCGAACGCGGGCCTTGTCCCGGCGGGCGAGGAGATCAGGATAGGGCCTATGCGCAAGACCGCTCGAACCATCGCCATCACTCTCGCCGGCCTCGCGGCCATCACTTGCTCGGTCGGCTGCGACCCGTACATGCCTTGCGCGGATCCGAAAGACCCGTGCCCGATGGCGTACGAGTGGAAGGAGTACGGGCAGCCGAAGAAGCCGTGGATCTGCGACGCACCCTCGGCGGAGGGCGGGCAGGGCACGATGCTCTGCACGCAGTCGTGCAGCGTCCACGCCGACTGTGCCGGATCGCCGGACCCCGCGGTCAACGCGGTCGCCAGATGCGACCAGGGCGTCTGCATGCTCGGCTGCCGGCCCGGGTGGACGTGCCCCGAGGGCACCGGTTGCGAGCCGAACGACAAGGCCAGCATCAAGGCGACCGGATACTACGGGCGCTGCTCGCAGGTGTTCGAGGGCGAGCCTGCGCCCGAACACGAGGGCGACCTCGCCTCTCCGGGCTAAAACCGCGCCAGCCACACCGCCGCGGCTAGGACGAGCCACGGGAAGATCGCCAGCCCCACGGCGATCCCCGTGGCGTAGTCGTTCCAGGCGCAGGGCGCAGCGTGGCGCTCGAGGTCAGGCAGCGGGCGGAACACCGGGTCAACCTAGCACGGAAAAAACGCGGTTGACCTGGAAAAGTGGATAGCTATTATGCCGCGCATGAGCTCGCCGATCTTGCCCGATGGGTGGCACCGCTCGCCGAACGAGGTCCGCCGCGACGACCGGCCCATGTGGGCGCTGATGTGCGCCGGCGAGCCGGCTGCGCTGGTCGAGCGCCGGGCCGAGGGCTGGCACGTGTCGGCCGCGACGACCGACCTGCGCGGGCACGCGGTCGTCGACACCTTCGAGGCCGGGCGCGCCGCGGCCGAGCTGGCGCTGCGCGAGGGCATGGCGTCGGAGGTCTGGGCGCGCGAGTTGGCGGTGCGCTGGTCCGCGGAGTTGCGCCGGACCCTGGGGGCAGCATGATCACCGACCGCGCGCAGAGGTGGCGCAACCGCCTCGCCCTGTTCAAGAAGGTCGCCAGCGAGCCGATCGACACGAGCGCCTACGAGGTCGCGCCGATCGACGGTGCCGGCGCGGACAAGATCGCCGGCGAGTTCGTTCGCGCGCATCACTACAGCGCGAGCTACCCCGCCGCCCGCGAGCGGATCGGCCTGTACCGCCGGCGCGACGCGTGGGCGATCGGCGGGGGCGAGCTGGTGGGCGTCGCGGTGTTCTCGGTCCCGGCGCAGCCGAAGGTCCTCGACGCCCTGCCGTGCGACCGCGACGAGGCGGTCGAGCTCGGGCGCCTGGTGCTGCTCGACGGCGTCGAGGCGAACGGCGAGTCGTGGTTCATCGCCCGTGCGTTCGAGATTCTGCGCGCCCGCGGCTACGCCGGCGTCCTGTCCTTCGCCGACCCCGTTCCGCGGCGCACCGCCGCTGGCGAGGTCGTGTTCCCCGGCCACCTCGGGACGATCTACCAGGCGACCAACGCGATCTACACCGGCCGGGCAACGCCGCGGACGCTGCGCCTGCTGCCGGACGGGCGCGTGTTCTCGGCCAGGTCGATCAGCAAGGTCCGCGCGAGTGAGCGGGGCTGGCGCTACTCGGTCGAGTTGCTCGTCGAGGCCGGAGCGCCGCCGCCGGCGGACCTGAGCGCCGAGGGCCTGCGGGCGTGGCTCGGTCATGCCGTCGCCGCCGTCACCCGCCCACTGCGCCATGGCGGCAACCACCGCTACCTCTGGGCGCTCAACAAGGCCGCGTCGCGGACGCTGCCGAAACACCTCGAGGCGCAGCGCCTCAAGGTGCAGCCGTACCCGAAGTTCACAGCTTGAGGAGACCTGAATGAAAGAGCAGATCACACAAGGCGACGAGGCGGTGCTCAAGGAGCACGGCCTCGTCGGGATGCCGCGCCCCCGCGCGGCGCGCTACCTGGATATCCACCCCGGGAAGGAATCGATCGAGCTGCGCTCGGGCCCGCTGGGACCGCCGCACGCGACGCCGGACAAGCTCATGGCGCGCTACTACGAGGAGACGATGCGGCGCGTCACGAAGCCGTCGAGCGTCCTGCGGCGGCTCGCCGGCGTCGCCTTCTGGCCCGACGAGTCGGGGCTGCTCGTCGCCCGCGTCGTCATGCGCAAGGGGGACGGGCGCATGACGACGTCGTGGGTCGGCCTCAACGCCCGCGAGATGTACGTCGCCGGAGTGATCGGGATCGGACTGACGCCCGACGCCTTGATCCGCAAGCTCGACGAGGAGGCCGGACGATGAGACGCGCGAGCGCGATGCTGATGGCTGTTGCCCTGGTCGCAGCGAGCTCGGGCCCGGGCGTGATCGGGTACGGCGCCGGGACCGGGCCGGGCGTGCGCGGGTCGTCGGGGCCGCCACCGCCGCGGCCGAAGGGGCGCCCGTCGATGCGGGGGTGCTGGAATCCGGCGGGCGGGATTGAGGCCGCCCGCCGCAACCGCCTCAAGGGGCGGAAGGGCAGGCGGAGATGAAGGCGCTGACGATTCACCAGCCGTTCGCGTCGGCGATCGGGCACGAGCAGCTCGACGCCCCGCGCAAGAACTACGAGATCCGGCCGGACCCGACGAAGTACCGCGGGCCGGTGCTGATCCACGCGGGCAAGCGACCGCCGCTCAACGCCTACGAGCTGAACCTCGGGGCGGTCGCGGTCATGGGGCCTGGCACGCCGGTGCGCACCTACGAGGAGGAGCGCGACCAGCTGGCGCCCGAGGCCGACGCCGCCGCGCGCGGCGAGGGAGGCGGGCTCGCAAGGGCAGCGGGCCCGCGCCTCGCCGCCAGGGGCTCACGTCGTGGTGACGAAGGGCCGGAAGTACGTCGACGGCAACCCGCTCGCCGGGAAGTAGCGGACAGGAGCGATTGAACATGAACGCAGAGACATGTAAGGGGCGGTTGCAAGTTGAGCGGCTCGACAGGACGCAGCCGCCGCCGGGGTACACGCTGACGCCAAGCTGCGGCGTGTGGGTGGCCGACGAGGGCGGCGCGCTCATCCGCGAGGACGAGTCGTTCGACGGCGAAGCGAGTGCCATCGCCGCGGCGTGGACCCACTACGAGCGCGAGCACGACCCGCCGGGGCTGGAGACATGGGAAGATCCAGAGTACGGCTGGTGGTTCTACCTCCAGGCGAAGACGGGCGCGCGCCAGAACCCGGGGGCGGAGCGGAAGGACGCCCGCTCCGCGGCGTGGGCCTGGTACTGGCGGCGGGCCGTGGTGGCCGTGGCACTGGAGCGATTCTGCGGACCCGCGAAGGCGGCCGACTGGCCCTGGCCCGCCTGCCTCGCCTGGCCAGACGAGCAGGTTGCCGCGGTCGAGCGCTGGCTCGCCGAGGGCGGCGACCTGCCGGAGGTGCTCCGTGCCTGAGCAGGTCCGGACCGGCAAGGTCATCCAGCTCCGCGACGCCCTCGGCACGGAGGCCGACTGGCGCCGCGCCG